GGCACCCCCGGGGGTGTGTTCCTTTCCCGCCGCATAGATATGCAGCTCGCTTTGTGAGACATAGGTCCCCCCGCCGATCTGAACCGTAATAGACGCTGCTTCCTGATTGGTGAGAAAAAGCCCCATGTCATGAATGTGGATGGTATCGGCGGAATCATCCGAACGAGACGGGCCGATTACATTGTCTGAATCCTCCCCCACAAGCCAGGAATAGCCGAAAAGAAAGGACGCGCCGTTGTGGGTGCCATAGATAGCCACCTCTCGAATGGGTGCTGGTTGAGTCAGCCCCTGATTTGTGATCTGTATGGGGATTCGCATGACGCCGGTAGCGCTGTCGAAGTTTTTCTCCCCCATATCCACCGGTATGGTCAGCGGATCCACCAAAGCGGTAATCTGCGCCGGACTCCCGACATACCGGCCCTTCCCCGCCGCGGCCCAAGACACCTGCAAACTGCCGCCGCCGGCAATCACCGCTGCCAGCACCTGTGCGCCATAATCGGTAACCACACTGTCAAAATGTGCCATAATCCTATCTCCTTTCAATCGGTCTGGTTTTGGTGTAAACCTTATGCGTCATATACAAGGCCGGTATCACGCAGGCCTTTTCCACAGCCTGCTGGATTTTGCTTTGCAGCTTCAAAACCAGGTTTGCCGGCAGCATGTCGGTGAGGGTAGCAATTAACGCCGTTTTCTGGCTGTACCCCATGAGCCGGACTGAAATAAAGATTTCATAATTCGCCGCATCCAGATCCACCGCATAATCCCCGCCTGATATCTGCGCCAAATACCGCAGCAGGCTGCGGTAGGTGTAGGGCAGATGGGACAGATACTTGGTCAAAATCCGGCTTCGCCTTGCTTCCAAGGTATCGTCCGGAGTACCGGAAAGGCCCATTATTTGCTCCCACCGGTCCGCCCCTTTATCAGATAAGGTAAAGAGGGAAAACTCGTTGTGCAGGCCGTTAGCTGTCTCTGCCGCCTCGTCAAATTCCGGCTGTTCTGCCTCTGCGATTGCCATAAACTCGGTGATATCCTGTAAAAAGTCAGGCCAGCGTTCAAACAGCATTGTTTGTCACCATCCCCATAATTGGAATCGCAACACTGGAAAGCACCAGGTTTTCCGCGCTGCCGTTGATGGTCGTCCCCGTGATGTCCACCACGCCGGGTACGTCCAGAATTCGGCTTTCAATCTGGCTAATCCGCACCACCAGAGAGCTTGCATCCGCCCAGCTGTCGATCAGGCCGTCGTAATACGCCTGCAAGGCCGCTTTTACCTGCTCGCTGATAGCCGAATAAGCAACGCCGGTTTCCAGGGTCAGCGTGAACGCCACATTGATGGCCGTACCGGTCGCTGCTTCCACCGTGACCACGTGGCCGATGGGAGCCAGACCGATGCCCTCCCCCTGGTTTACCTCCGGGTCAATGGCCGTCTGCACCGCGTTTACAAGGGTACTGGACGGAACGCCGCCGTCGCTGCCCAAAATGACCAGCTTCACCGTGCCGCCTCCGTTCCAAACCGGAAAAACCTTCACCGACCCCACGCCGGGGATTTTCTCGGTCATTTCCTTGTACTGGGCAATATTGCCGCCAAACGCCGTGGAGTTAAGACTTTCCATATACCGCGCCCGCAGTGTGTCATCGTCCTCTTCATCCTCTCCGGGAATCAGGATATCTTCCAGGGTGGCGCTCGCCAAACCCGACACATAGTCAATGGGGATCAGCGTGCCGAAATAGGCGTTTCCGATGATACCCGCATCCTCGCAGGTCATTTGATAGACCCCTTGGGAAATTCTCGCCGTCGCTGTGTAATTGACCGTTCCGCCGGAAAAGCGGGTGCCGACCGGGATATCCATAAAACCGGCGCTGTTTTGGAAAACGCCTTTCCGGACGGCTTTGGTCGCCGCCAGCCGGAAAATGCTTCGTTCCTTGGCCTTGTTGGTCAGGTCTATACCAGTCGCCGTGTCCGGGAAAGCCCGGTCCATTTCGGTAGAAAGGGTGGAATACAGGATCGCCAGTTCCGCGGCCGCCGGGGCGATTGCGTCATAAATGATCGCCCCCTCCCGCTTGTCCACCGTCTGCGGCACCCTGCTCAAACAGCGGGTCAGGATTCGCTCAAAAGTCATGTCCTCAAACATTGATTAGGCTCACCTCCGTTGTGATATCGATATCGCCAAAAATGGAAACGGCGGTAAAAGAAATTTGCGCCAGCCGTTTGCCCAAAAAGGTGATGGAAAAGTCCTCTATCTCTGAAATGCGGTCATCCTCGGTCAGTGCTTCGGTGATCAGCTGCTGGGCTTCCGCACGGACCACCGGCTCGCTTTGCCCCAGCAGGCGGCCCATTTCAAATCCGTAATTCCAAGAATAGATCAAAAAGGCGAACCGCTCTGTCCGCAGGGTTTTATATATGGCCTGTTCCAGCGCGTCCCGGCCGTCGGTATAGCCCACCACCCGCCTGGAATTCCAGTCCACTTTGTAGGTCTTCGACGTCTGGATTTCCACGGTCTGGGCTGTGTCCTGCCCAATTTCCACCGTCTCATCCAGCAATGTGGGAATCAAAGCCATCTTTTACAACCTCCTCGTAAAGCCCCTTGCTTTAGCTATGGGGATATAAGGCGCTAATTTTTTAATATTGACATTAGATACCTCTTTGGTATATAATGACAAATATGAACTATAAATCAAATAATAATGTCTGCTATTCCTGCAAATATCATGTGGTATGGTGTCCTAAGTATCGACGCAAGGTGCTCGTTGATGCCGTTGAGCCTCGTTTGAAGGAGCTGATACAAGAGGCGGCGCACGAAACAAACGTTGAAATCATCGAAATGGAAATCATGCCGGATCACGTGCATTTGCTCCTGGAAGTAGACCCTCAATTCGGCATTCATCGTGCCGTTAAACACATCAAAGGTAGTACCTCACGGGTGCTGCGGAATGAATTTCGCTCTCTGCGCTCTCGCTTGCCTTCTCTCTGGACCAACTCCTATTTTGTTTCCACGGTTGGCGGTGCTCCTTTGTCAGTAATCAAACAATATATCGAAAATCAGAAAACAGTCTAAAGGTGGTGAGATAGTGGAATACTCCTACAAATTTCGATTGTACCCGAACCGGGAACAGGAAAACTTAATACAACGCACCTTCGGTTGCTGCAGGTTCGTGTTTAACCACTATCTCGCACAACGAATGGAATCATATAAAGGAACCGGAAAATCCCCTACACGATTTGCACAAGACAAGGATCTCACTACCCTGAAACAACAGGACGAGACAAGCTGGCTGAAAGAAGTAGATGCGACAGCTCTACAATCTTCCATCCGTGATCTCGATACGGCCCATCAGAATTTCTTCCGGCGTGTAAAACAAGGCAAAAACCCCGGATATCCTCACTTCAAAAGTAAACATCATCACCGTCAATCCTATAAAAGCAAATGTGTTGGAACCAACATTAAGGTTTTGGAAAACGCTGTGCAGCTTCCGAAACTCGGCGCTGTTAAGTGCCGGATTTCCAAACAAGTACAAGGCCGTATTCTGTCTGCCACTGTCAGTCAGAACTCTTCCGGCAAATACTTTGTGGCTCTCTGCTGTACGGATGTAGATATTCAGCCATTTGCACCAACCAATCAATCCGTTGGTATTGATGTCGGCATTAAAACCTTTGCGGTTTCTTCTGATGGGGCAGAATTTGCTAACCCTAAATATCTGCGGAAATCAGAGAAACAGCTTGCCCGCCTTCAACGTAGTCTGTCCCGAAAAACAAAGGGCAGCCGCAACCGGGAAAAAGCAAGAATGAAAGTGGCACGACTTCATGAGCATATTGCGAACCAACGAAAAGATATGCTGCATAAACTGTCTACTGAGCTGATGAAGAACTATGATGTCATTTGCCTGGAAGATTTGGCTCCGTCCAATATGATGAAAAATCATCATCTGGCGAAGTCCATTGCTGATGCGTCCTGGAGCGAATTCAGACGTCAGCTTCACTACAAGGCTGATTGGTACGGCAAACGCATTGTGGAAACAGACCGGTTCTATCCGTCCTCTCAGCTGTGTTCCAACTGTGGGACACAATGGGAAGGCACAAAGGATCTGAAAATCCGGAAATGGGAATGTCCTCATTGCGGTACGGCATTAAACCGGGACACCAATGCAGCTATCAATATTCTAAACGAAGGTCTGCGCCTGTTGGCGTAGCCTACACATATGGTAGGGCGGGACACGCCCGAACCCAACGCTCGGGGACACCGTGTAAGACCTCGCATGAGCAGGCTGTGGTGGTTGAGCCGAGAATCCCCCGGCTTTAGCCGTGGGGAGTGTCAAAACCTCCCCACTACAAGGAAACGCTGGCCGCCTGCGTCCCGCAAAAGGATCACCTGCTCGCCAGCCTTTAGTCCGTAATAAAATTCCCGTTCTTTTGCGCTGTTGTCCTCGTTGTTGGTCCAATACTCGTCTTTTAGGACGTGGGTATGGTTTTCCATAGTTGTGGATGCGCTGCCTTCCGGCGGCTTGACCTCTCCTGTTTTTGGCTCTTCGCCACCGGTCACAGCGGCCAGTCTATGCTTGTGGGTGTCGTAGTAGCCCTTTTTGTACTCTTTGGGTACCACAATCATTTCCCCACTGATGGTCAGACGGTTTTCCACCAGGATGGTAAGAGGCTGCTCCTGGGTCACCACGCCAAACATAATCTGCATGGGCGCGCTGTTGTCCACCGCCGCTTTGACCACCTGTTTGATTGCGTCGGTCATCGCCATTTAAACAATCACCACCTTTAAAGTCATGGTTTCTTTCACAAGGTCGTGGGTCGCCTCGTCGATGATATACCAGCCATTGATCCCAATTTTTGAAATCTGGATTTTGATGTTTCTCCCCGCCCGGATGGACAGGTCGGAAAGGCCGGAAATATCAAAGGACTTTTTCGGCCGGTTTTTTAATTCCAGCAGATTGTCCGCCATCGCTTCGATCTGGGCGGGGTTTAACTCTTCCGAAACCTTTTCATAATGCTGCAGCACACCCCACGCGGCCATGTTGTTGCTGTCCTGGACGATATATACATCCCGTTTGCTGGTTTCTTTGTTATCCCGCACCAATTTGATTTTATTGGCGGTGTCGCTGTCGATATCGCTGGAATAGGTGTAAGCCGTCGCCAGGCTTTCGTCTCCCACCATAAGGCCGATAGCGGACGCCGCGATATTGGATATCCGCAGCGCCCCGAAATCGTCCCAAAGATAAAACATTTGCCCGGTGTTGATCAGCGTCAGATCCAGGGCTTTCAGGATGATGTCCAGCAGGGTCTGGCTGTCCTCCACCATCTGCGGGATCACATACCCCGTGTTCGCCAGCGCTCCCACGCGGACGCCGAAATCCGCCGCAATCTGCGCCGTGATCTGGTCTGCCCGCTGGCCCTGAAAAACATAGGTGTCCTTGTTTTTCAAATAGCGGATCTGGTCATATGCCGTTAGGGAGGTTTCTTCCTTTTCGTTCCGCGTGATTTTGAAAACATATCCCAGAAACAGGCCGCTTTCTGATTCAGACAGGGCAATCCGCCCGCCCTCCACGATTTTGACGTTATGGTCCGGTACCAGAGTCAAGTCTAGCTGTGCAGGTGATCCGACACGTTTTGTTTTCCAGCTGGCCGCGCTGACCAGTGTCGTGATATCTTGGGTCTTGCCTGTTCTGCTGTTGGTATAAAGGATTTGCGGCATGTCCGGCCCTCCTATAGCACAAGCTTTTGGCCGGGGTAGATCGTGAAACTGGGGTTTCCCGTCCCGGCGTTTTTGGCGTCGATCAAAGATTTATGCTTTGCGTACAGCTCCGGATAACGGCTGCCGTCGCCGTAATACTGCTGGGCAATGGCCCAAAGTCAATCCCCGGCCACGACGGTGTGGGTCAGT